GGTATGGTCGGCGGTTACGGCGGAGGGGGCGCGGGCGGTGGCACGGTTGCCGCGAATCTGGCGGCCATGACCATAGCCTCTGCCATGGGCGGCGGTGGGACAGCCGGTGGCGGTCGCGGACTCAACCTGGGCGCGATTACTGGCGGGTTTCGCGGCATGCTCCAGGGCTTTAGGAATTTGCTGGGCCAGTCTAAACCAGCCGTCTTCGGCGAGACCCCAGGCCAGGAGTCGCTGAATCGAGTGGGAGCGACCGGCACGGGCGGTTTCAGCTTCAAGGGGCTCGCGACCTCTCCGCTGGCCAAGGCGGGTGCCGGGACTGTCGGCATGATGCTCGCGCAGGAAGGCCTCCTGGGTAACTCGCGCGGCACCGGGATGGGCGTGCTAGAGGGCACGCTGGGCGGCGCTGGCGTCGGCTTCTCCATAGGCGGCCCGATAGGCGCTGCCGTCGGAGCGGGTGTCGGCCTGGGTATCGGCCTGGGCGAGATGATCGCCGGTGTCGAGAGCCCCAGGAACGAGGCCAAGCGGCTCGTGCAGTCGATCTATCACATCGGCATCAACAACACGACCGCCGACCAGATCGTCAGCATCGCCAATCAATCGTACGCGAGCCACGTGTCCCTCGCGGTGCGGTCGCCGGAGGTGAGGCACATGCTCGGCCTGTACGCGGCGGGCACGGGCCAGGGATCGATCTTCGCCAACTCCGCGAACGAAGCGCGTGGAGCTTCGCTGGTGCAATCCGGCGGCACGCTGTCGCAGCAGGCGACCTATCAGTACGGGCAGGCGTTCAGCCAGAGTTCGAATCTGCCGATCTACGGCGGAACTCCCACGAACGTTGTGGGCGCGCCCGGCGGCGGCATGCACCTCTCGCTGAATATCGGCGGCCAGGACGCCGCGAAATTTATGACCGGCAATGTGGTGACGCCGGAGGTTGTGCAAACGCAGTATGCGTCGGCCATGTATGGCTCCGCCGGTCGTGTGCCGCAGGCGCTCATGATGAGTGAGCCGGGATCGATTGCAAGCTGATGCCACTGAATCTCATCCCAGCATCGGTCGCGACCGGCAGGGTGATGCCGAAGTCGCTGAGTACGTCGTTCGTTATGACCGCTGTCTACCCGCTGCTCACCATGACGTACAACGACGGCACCTTCGAGCGCTCGCTGATCGTGGATGGAGTCAACCCGCCGCGCGCGCTGCGCACCTGGATACTGGCGAAGCGCCTGACCACGCCGCAGCTCTCATCGCTGTTCAACTTCTGGACTATCGTGGCTGGCGGCCTCAACCCGTTCTACTTCTACGATCCCTTCGGCGTGCTGCCCGGCCAGCACTTCGGCTCCAACTACGACCCGACTGGCAGTAATCAGCAAGGCCGCGTGACCTGCTTCTTCCGTGGCGACTGGGGGCAGCGCACGGAGATGGGCCGCCATACAATTCCCAACCTCACACTCGTGGAGGTTGCGTGAAATGGCGGATCAAATCGGTCGCGTCCCAGTTCCGGCTCCGGTAAAATCCGGTGCCGTCTTCAATCTCAAAACCGACTTCGGCTATGGCCACACGCAAGACTGGAAGATCGTGGAGCACCGCTTCGGCGAGCTGGCCACGATGGGAATCCAGCGGTACGGCGTCGGCTCCGGCGCGCGCCATTTCCAGTGGGTGAAGAGCAGTCTGAACTATCGCGACCGCCAGTACCTGATCGATTTCTACAATTCGGTGCAGGGGTCGTATCAGTCCTTCACCTACCCGGTGCCCAGCACCGATTGGGCGGAGGCCCCTCCCGGCGTCACGGGCGCGGGCTCGACGTTCACGAACGTAGAGGTGGTCTTCGATGTGCCGCCGATCTCGATCTCGGATCTGACCAACCGCGCGCAGAGCGGCCTGAGCTTCTCGGAGATCATCGACCCGGCCTCCGCGTTTACCGGCACCGTCAGTGCGGTCTGTAGCCGCTTCCCGTCCACGGCCCTGGCCAATGCGCTCGCGAGCGAGGTCCAGGTCATCATCCCGCTGATCCACATCAAGGTGCGCAACGCCAGCGTGCCCCACATCTATCTGTCCGACCGGCGAGTCAATATCAACGGCTTTCCCGGCGCACCGGGCTCGGTGACCTTCCTGCCGCGCCTGCTGGGCGTGGGCGTGCCCGGCACCAGCGACGTCATCATGTCGCAGTCTCTCGATGGCCGCGCCGACAACGTGCGCTTCGTGTTCGGCAACGCAGACCGCGCGATGACCCAGTTGATCAACGACTGCTCGATTGAGTTCGCTCAGATCGACATGTCGTTCTTCCACGTCGGCACCGGCATCCTGCTGCAACTGTGGAAGGGCGTGATCATCTCCTGGCAGGTGGATGGCTCGCCGCAGTTCAGCATCCAGTGCTCGGACGGCCTCTACCCGATCACCCAGTCCTACCCGCCGCGCACGGTCAGCAGGCAATGCTGGAAGCCATTCAACGCGGATGTCGTGCCCGGCTACCGGCCTTGCCCGTGGTCAACGGCGGGCGGCAGCGGCGACGGATCGAGCTGCGATTACTTCTTCAACAGCCCGAACGGCTGTCTCTCGCATGGCATGTCGCGCTACTTCGGCGGCCATCCCGAACAGCCGCAGTCCGTGGTGATCCGCGACAACGGCACCGGCATCATCGGCGGCATCGGGCGCTCGACCGTGACCTCGACCTCGATCCTGTCGGACTCGATCTGGGGCCAGCCGCTGCCGGAGATCTACTGCAACTACCTGGGCTCGCCGCAGCGCGCGTTCTGGCAGAACTGCCTGATCGCCGCCGTGCGCGACGAGTCCGACTACATGGACATTCTCGGGATCGTCGGCGTCGGCCCCATCGGCGCATTCGAGGGCATGAGCGTTCAGACCAACAGCGACGGCTACAAGTTCGTGGTCGCGCCCACTGCCGATGGCTTCTTCCCGCAAGGGTTCAAGGTGAACGGGGCGCTCAACATCACCGGCTACCAGCCCACTCTCGGCCTGCGGCAATCCATCGGCAACGATCCTGCCTTCCAGTCCACTGTCCCCACGCAGGGCATCGATGCCTTCTCGCTGGGCCAGGGCTCGCCGCAGCACTGGGACGAGCACGATAACACCTACAGCAACGTTGCCGGGCACCCGAACATGATCATTCCCTACGCGGCGGGCACGGCGCTGTGCGAGATCCGTTACCCGAAGAGTTCTGGGAGCGGGCTGACTCCGACGACCGCCGAATCGCACAACATGCAGTGCCCGATCCGCTTCGGGCTGGCGTGCAGCGTCTTCGACACCAACGGCACGCGCTCCACGACCCCCGGCGTGGTCAATCCGTTCTGGGTGGCGGCCAACGTGTACTTCCGCGCGCTGGGCATCCAGCAGGCCGACGAGGCCACGCAGCTCTCCTACATACTGCTCGATTCCATCACCCGCACGGATGGCATGGGGTGCGCTGACATCGCTGGACTGTGGGTCAGCCCCGTGGTCGGCACGACGATCCCCGGCTACATCGTGACGTCTTCGGGCCAAGCGTTGAGCCACTATAACCTGGACTACTACAACGGCACGTTCACCTACCAGAACAGCTCGGGCGCTGTCGTTTCGATGACGCTCCTGGCGGCGCAAGCCTCAGGCTTCGTTCACGAGGTCAGCCAGCCGAACCAGGAGCCGCAGTTCATGTTCCAGGGCACCATCGCGGAGTTCAAGCCATTCCGCGATTGGATGACCGAAATTCTGAACTGCGCGCTGGGTTATTACTGTTTCGAGTTCGGCAAGTTGAAGCTGGGCATCCGCTACAGCGCGGTGCCCACGGACTCTTTCACCGTCGGATCGATGCTCTATCAATCGCTGTCGATCACGCCGATCCAGTCACAGTTCGAATACCTGAAGATCACCTTCGCCAACGTCGAGTTGCAATATCAGCAGGACCTCGCCGAATACCAGGACAAGGACCACGCCCTCTACTATGGCCGCTCCGGGTCGCCGCTTACCAGCAACATGCGCTCTGTGGGCTGTTCCACGCTCTCGCAGGGCCTGCGGATCGCGGTGACGCGCACGCGCGAGGAGATCGGCGGCATCCTGCGTAAGGACCTCCCCGATCCCTACATCGAGTGGGACAACCACAAGCGCGTGAGCTTCAAGAGCACGCTGCTCGCGCTGAACAACGAGATCGGGCAGGTGATCGACATCAAGCATCCCGACCTGCCGACGTACCCTGGCGCTGCGCCCGGCAGCAGGCCCGGCAGCAATCCTGCGTTCGAAGCCAACACGTGGCCGTTCCGAATTCAGAAGTGGATGCTGCACTCCGATTGGAGTGTTT